TTATCTTGGTAATCCCAATCTAAAAAAAGCAAATACACCAATTGAGTTTACCGAAGAGCAGGTAATCGAATTTTTGAAGTGCAAAGACGATCCAGTCTACTTTGCTAAAAACTATATTAAGATCGTCTCTCTGGACGAAGGTCTTGTGCCATTTGACATGTACGATTTCCAAGAGGAGATGGTACAAAGATTCCATGAAAATAGATTTAATATTGCAAAACTTCCAAGACAAACTGGTAAGTCTACTACTGTCGTTTCTTACTTGCTTCATTATATCATATTTAATGA